TCCCGAGTCGCTCCAGGTGGCCAAATTGAAGGTGTGGACTTTACTCCAACGCCTTACCGGATGGGGCGCTCATTATTCAATAGATGCGTGGGCCTTCTAGGGCCGTATATCGATGTGGAGTCAATTGTTCAATGACCGCATCAACGATCCTTTCATCCGTTAGGCAACCGTTGGCAACTGCTCTTGCGGGAGTTGCTGGCAATGTTTACGCATTCGTTCCGGAGACAGTAATTCCACCAGCAGTCGTGTGCGTTCCGGATTCGCCTTATATCGAATTTAATACTATTGGAAAATCGTCTTTCCACTGCAAACTTAATTACACCATCACAGTCTGCGTTGCTTACAATAGCAACCCGGCTTCTCTCGACAATATCGAGCAGCTCATCATAAGTGTTGTTTCTGCAATCCCAGCCGGGTATGAAGTAGGAGCAGTTCAACGACCAACAGTTACACAAGTAGGCGCTAGCAATTTGCTTGTCGCGGATATAAGCGTTTCAACTTACTACACTCAAACAAACTAAGGAGAAAACCCGAATGCCAACAACAGTCATTACAGGGCGCGACATTACTTTCACCATCGCTGCAGCAGCGTATGATGGACAAACAACTAGCGTTACTCTGACAAATGCACCAGTAATCGATACTTACCAAACACTAGATGGCAAGGCTTACAAGCACACTGATGATCAGTGGACTCTTTCAGTCGAACTTCTAGCTGACTGGGGCGTTGCATCATCACTATTTGAAGCAATGTGGACTGCTGCTGAAACAGCACCAAACACTGCACTTGCTTATTCAATTACTGCCACAACTGGCGCAGTATTCACAGGAACTGCATTCCCAGTATTCCCAGCAGTAGGCGGCGCAGCACCAGGAGCGCAGACCGATTCATGGTCAATGCTTGTAGTTGGAACACCAACCGAAAACTTCGCATAACAAACTAAACAGGGAGCAAAATGAAAAAGTCAATAACAGTAGAGTTCGTGTCTGGGGATAGTGCTACTTATGTGGCCTATCCACCGGACTTCGCAAAGTGGGAAATGGCAACAAAGAAATCCATTCAAGAGTTTTCTGGAATGTGGGATATTTTATTCGTTGCTCATTCAGCCTATAAGCGAGAAGCTGCCGGGAAGCCAACCAAATCTTTAGAGATCTGGATGGAAGGCATTACGAATCTTGAAGTTGGCGATGATGACCCAAAAGCCACAAGCGCGGAAGTATAAATAGACTTTTAGTCGAGTTAGCGATAGCGACTCATATCCCCATGAGGGAATGGGAAACTGCCGAGGACATTCTTACCGCGATCGAAGTATTAAAGGAGCGTAATGAACCAGGCAGAGGTTGAAGCCTACAACCGGAAAGAAATCCGGGAAGTAATCAAAGCCTTCAAAGCCATGGATGAAACTGCTATTGATGAAGCCAAAAAGGTATCTGGCGCTCTAGCAGATTACGCATTAGGCAAGATTAAAGAAGCTTCTGGAACTAGAACAGTGGCCACAAAGGTTGCAACAAGAATTACTTCTGGCGGTAAAGTTTCCAAAAGTTCCAAGGTAGGCGAAATTAGCCTTGGGTTTGCCAGCCAAAGATTCTCAGGCGGTGGAACCACCAGAAGCCTATGGGGTGGAATGGAATTTGGATCTAATCGATTCCCACAGTTCCCAAATAGAACTCCAACACTAGGGCGTGGAAATAAAGGTTACTTTATCTTTCCAACACTTAAGGCAGCCCAGCCTTACATTATTAGGGAATGGCAAGAAGCATTCTCAAAGATTATTAAGGAGTTTGCATAATGGCATCCGATTCCAGAACGCTTAAGTTAGCGATACTTGGTGAAGTCAAAGACCTAAGCGCAAGCCTTAATAAAGGAACTTCCGAGGTTCAAACCTTCGGCGATAAGTTATCCAAGTTTGGCAAAATCGCTGGCGCTGCATTCATGGCCGCTGGCGCTGCCGCAGTCGCATATGCTGGCAAATTAGCCGTAGATGGGGTCAAAGCGGCCATAGAAGATGAAGCTGCACAGTTACGCCTAGCCGCATCGCTAAAGAACGTTACAGGGGCAACAGACGAAACTATTGCGGCAACTGAGGATTACATTCTTAAGACTGCCCTAGCCAATGGTGTTACCGATGATGAACTTCGACCATCGCTAGATCGTCTGGTTCGTTCAACCAAGGATGTTGCAGAAGCCCAGAAGTTACAGACATTGGCGCTGGATATATCAGCTGCCACAGGCAAATCATTAACCACAGTTTCAGAGAGCTTAGCCAAGGCCCATGACGGAAACTTCGGATCATTAAAGCGCCTTGGCGTGAGCATCGATGAAAACATTATTAAATCTAAGGATTTCGAAGCTGCCACTGCGGTTATGGCTGCAACCTTTAGAGACCAGGCATCTATCCAGGCTGATACCTTTGATGGAAAGATGCGCAGACTTAAAGTCGCATTTGATGAAGGCAAGGAAACAGTAGGCGGGTTTATCCTAGATGCCATTACTCCAATGGTGTCGCTATTTGTTGATAAAGCCATCCCAACTATTGCCGAGTTTGCGGGAAACCTTAAGGACAATGTTCTGCCGATTCTCACTTCAATCTGGGAATTTGTTTCAGGATTCTTCACTCCAGTAATTGAAGGCATCAGAGAAGCGTTTGCCAACGTGTCCAAGGCAGTGGGCAACAACTCAACAGAACTTAATAAGTTTTTAATATTTGCAAAGGCTATTTTTGAATTTGGAAAAACTTACTTAGCGCCATTTATTGGTGAAGTTCTAGGAGGGGCGTTTAAGGTTCTTGGTGTTGCAATTAGCGCAGTAATTAAATTATTCAGCACTTTAGTAGGATTGATTACTTCTGCTTATAACGGCCTAGTTAGCTTTGCGAACTTTATTAAAAACAACCCAGTAACTCAAGGCATAGGTGGATTATTTGGCGGCGGCCGAGCTAATGGCGGGCCAGTATCAGCGGGAACAACTTACCTAGTAGGAGAACGTGGGCCAGAGTTATTTACTTCTGCAACAAGCGGAACCATCATTCCTAATAATAAAATGGGTGGAAATACCTTTAACATCACAGTGAATGGCGCTCTAGACTCAGAAGGGACTGCCCGGACTATTGTCGATATTCTTAACCGATCACAAGCTCGTGGATCACTAGGCGCAGGGGCGTTTGCTTAATGACTGCATGGAATCCAGTTTGGCGAATTATTGTTGATGGGGTTACTTACACAAACCTAACCCTTGCCAACCTAACTATTACCTCAGGTCGAACCGATATTTATTCTCAACCTGTCGCTGGTTACTGCCAACTTGCCATTCTTAACTTCGACCAGACCGCTATCCCAATGGAAATCAATGATGGCGTTACTGTCGAAGTCAAAGATTCAACCAATACTTATGTGCCTATCTTTGGTGGAACTATCACAGACTTAGCCGTAACCATTAATTCAATCGGATCAGTGGATTACAACCAGCGCATCGAGATTACTGCCCTAGGCGCTCTTTCCAAATTGCCTAAAAGCGTAACCACTGGAGTATTGGCAAAAGATTTTGATGGCGACCAAATGTATGAACTTCTATCAACTCTTCTATTTGGGCAATGGAATCAAGTTCCAGCGGCAACTACGTGGGCTACCTATGACCCAACAGAAGACTGGACAGAAGCTCTCAATACCGGACTAGGTGAAATTGATAGACCAGGCGATTATGAACTAGATCAAAGAGATTCTAATTCAGCTGATTACTATTCAATTGCTTCACTTATTGCCAATTCTGGGCTTGGGTATTTATACGAAGATCCGCAAGGTCGCATAGGTTATGCCGATAGCACTCATCGCACTCAATATTTCGCAGCCAATGGCTATGTAGATTTATCAGCCAATGATGCCCTAGGAGCAGGTTTCCGGACAGTTACCCGTTCTGGCGATATTCGTAATAAGGTAACCATTCAATATAAGAAGGCCCAGAATCAAAGTTATACAAACTCAGATTTAACCTCAATCGGTTTATACGGCGAACTAGGCCAAGTCATACCAACTACCCTAGACAAACTTGCAGATGCCGAATCACAAGCTGAATTCTATTTGGAACTTCGCGCCTATCCGCAAGCCGTATTTGATTCCATTACTTATCAACTAGTTAGCCCAGAACTATCAGATACAGACCGGGATGCTCTTATCAACGTATTCATGGGTCTGCCATTAAACATCGTTAATCTGCCGCCTAACGTATCAAATGGCGAATTTCAGGGTTTCGTAGAAGGTTGGACTTTCCGCGCTGGATATAACACCCTTGAATTAACTCTAACCGTCTCACCACTGGCTTACAGCCTTCAAGCATTCCGATGGACTTCCGTTCCAGCGGTTGAAACATGGAACACAATTAACCCAACCCTAGACTGGCTAAATGCTACAATTGTGGCTTAAGGAGAACTAATGGCAACTACAACAAATTTCGGCTGGACAACTCCAGATGATACTGACCTGGTCAAAGATGGCGCAGCGGCTATTCGCACTGCCCTAGGCGGGGTTGACACTTCTTTCGTTGATCTTAAAGGTGGATTAAGCGGCCAAGTATTGGCTAAGAATTCAAACACTGACTTGGACTTTACCTGGACAGAGCAAGATGATACAACTTTATCTTTCAATGCGCAGACCGGAACTACCTATACTTTAGTAGCTGCCGACTTAGGCAAATTGGTTACGACTTCAAACGCTTCACCGGTTACAGTAACAATTCCGCCTTCAGTATTTACAACAGGCAACATAATTAACGTTCAATCAATCGGCGTTGGTTTGACTACATTTGCTCAAGGTGCAGGGGTAACAATTACTTCAACAGGTGCTACTTCAACTGCTCCTAATCTTCGGGCGCGTTACTCAGCTTGTTCTGTTATTTGCACAGCAAGCAATACTTTTACAATTATTGGCGATTTATCGTAATGGGATTAATTTTAGGTATTATTGGTTCAAATCGTGATCGACCTGTTGTTACAGGCGGAACACTTTACACTTCCGGTGGGTTCAATTACAGGGTCTTTACAGGCAATGGGACTTTGGGTGTTACTGGTGCGACTTTAACTGCTGACATTCTTGTGGTTGCAGGTGGCGGTGGAGCGTCAGGCGCA